AGACATTCCTTTACTGACTTGGATAAACAAACTCAGCCTGGTTATCGATACACGAATGGTTTAACCTCTCTTGCTTTTGCAGGTTACATTCTGTCAGGTTCATTTGAGGATTTTGATCGTAAGTATAATCCTTTTAATGATAAATTGTTTGCCAAAGATGGAAAGGTTGTTTCGATGGATGAAGAACAACAGAACTGTCAAGATTTGGAGATGATGCAACTCGCCAAACAGATAACGTACAAACAAACATTTGCAATTCAGCCTTATTATCCGGACTTGCCACCCCTTGAGGTTGGAACACCGTTGTGTTGGGGAGTTGGAGTGCGAGACAAATACATCGTCACTGTTGGTCACATTAAACATAGTCACTATTGGGTTGGTAGACTTGAGTCAGGAAAGTGGAGGTGGTTTGAGGCTCATCGAGCAGCTAGTGCGGTTTCTCACGACGTTTGTATGCTTAAGATTACCGATAAGACATACCAGAACCACACAAATATAGTCGATCGATTTGTCAAGGATAGTGATTTGGCTCAGTTGGTTAGTGATGGTGCCACGACAGTTGTTCCGGTTGAACGAACTAGTCTGAATGATAGTGATCGCTCGGTATGGATGGTGTCGATGTCAATTCAAGCAAGAGTCAAACATTTGGGTGTGCCGGGACAGACAAGATGCAGTCATGATGTCTTTACCAACGGAGCAGCGGGATCATGCAATCTTACGAAACAGGGTGATTGTGGGGTACCATATTATCGATTCTTGAACGGAAATAATAGAAAGATTTACGGATTACATCAAGCAGGAAGTCCCACACAAGCGTATTGTGTTTTGGTTACTCAGGAAATTTTGGAGTCGTTGATTGATTCAGATGAGCTACAATCATTTGAGCCAGAAATTGTTAAAGTTCTTCGAGAAGATGATGGTTGGGAGCTGTTGTTGGATGGAGAAGGAGAGCCAACACAGAGACTAGACGAGACGGGTTTGGACTGGATTGGGAGTTCCACGAACAACCTAATGGTTAGGCCCCCAACCAAGACAAAGCTGTACCGAACAGGAATCGAAATCCCTGACTTTGATAATCACGAACCTTCTGTGCTTTCAAGACACGACCCAAGAAATCCTAATTTTCCATACATGACGAAAGGACTCAAGTTATATGCCCAGGAACACAAGAAAATCGATCCTCATGAGATTCGAATGGCTCTTCGTTTCGTTGCCGGACAAGTTATTTCTCTGATAAGATCCTCAGGAAAGACACTCAGAAAGTTTACTCTCATTGAGGCAATTAATGGACCATGCACGTCAGAATATGAAACTTCTAAACCAGTCAATAGAAGTTCAGCAGTTGGTTTTCCTTATGCTCAAAGATTTCGGCTTGCTGATAAGAAAGATTATTTGTATTTTGACGAGGATAAGCAGATATGGTTGGTGCGAAAAGATAAAAATGGAGAGAATTTGATTGGAGCTATGAATCGACTTCAG